AATTATTATCTTTAGATTCATTTACAGGATACATATATGCACCTTGAGTTGATGGATTAGATACAAAATCAAAAGCTACTAATTCAAAATCTTTTTGAACTTCTAAGTATTTATCTTGATCTTCAGTAAATACTTCTCTTATAGAACCTAACCCTCTTGAACTAATTCCAACAATTATACCTGAAGCTAATATGTTTTTTAATATATTACCTGATGGTGTTGACAGTATTTCTATCTCTCCCATTAAATCACTTCCATCCCACCACATTTTTGTAATATGATGTGAAGCATTTGCTAAACTAACAACTGAAGAGTCAGGATGATCACACTCTCCTAAAGCTCTTCTCTGCTTAACAAACTCCTCATTATACATATCAGCTTCTCTCTTTAGTATGTCCATAGGATATACTCTACCATTTTGATTCTTAGATCCCGCTCTCTGCAATACACCTGTTACTCGTATTGGATTATTATTAGTTATAGCTTCTTTTATCAATTCTGTATTAGGTACGAATTGCTGATATTCAACTAATAATGATTTATTTGGTGTCATAGTTTTTTTTTTAATTGAATAATTCTTGAATTTTATTCTGAATATACACAATTTTTGAATTTATATCGTGAAACTTTTTAGAACTTTTTTCCCAAAATTGACCATCTAATTGAAAATCTTTTTTAAGTTTTAAGTTATTATCTATTATTTTTTTAACGTCTTCCAAATTTTTATCAATCTCTATAAAAGATTTATTTAGCTTTTCTCTATTTGTTTTGGAATCATCATTTTTATAATCATAATAATTAATTTCAGATAAACTCCTCCTATAAGGTATTGTATTCTTATATGATTTACCTACTTCTTTACCTACAGATTTTTTTAGATTTGATTTTTTCTTTTTGATATCTGAATCTCTCGGTGGTTTCTTAGAGAATATATTTGGAGATTGATACCCCGCTACATTAGCTGTTACATTCTCTTCATCAAGTTGGTTAGCAATGTCATCCAACTCATATTCTAAACTTTCATAAATATCCTGAGTTCTCATAATTCTCTTATTAATTCGTAATATCTTATTAAAGACAAATAATGGCTTTCTGTAATAAAATTAGATTCTTTTAACTTTGGTAGTATACTTAAAACTTCTTCTAATTTAATTTTTAAAACCTTATCTTCCAAATTAGATATATTTAAATTTAATTTGTTTTCTATATTATTTATATGCTCATTTATAAATGATTTAGTATCTTCGTTATCTACTGAATTAAATATAAAATGTCTCAAAATTTCCTTTTGATTATTATCTAAATTAGAACTCCACTTATTATTAAATTTCTCTGTTAATAATTTAAATGTTAAAGACTTCAATTCAGGATCTACTGACTCCATGAAATCTTGTTTATCTGTAGCAGTATCTAAAGTATTATTTGTAATATAATTTACTATATATAACTTATTTTTTAAGTACAAAGATGGATTATCTGATTCTCTATTTTCAAATAAATTATAAATTGATGCGTACAATTTATAGTTATCTATTTGAGTTTTCATAAACAAATCTTTATTAAAGTTTTTATTTATCTCTTTAATAAGATTATATTTATCTTTATTTAAATGATTGATATCTAATTGGGAATGCTCTTTTATTACAGCATCTACCATTTTGATTGCAAAATCAGGATTCTTATCTTTATGATTATATAAAGTATTATATAAATTTAACTCTTTTCTTAAAGGTGAACCATCTTTAAAATATTTTTTAAAAAATTTAAAGCTTAGTGGATTATCTCCTTTAAGAACATCACTTGTCATTTGTCGTATCAACAATTCATAGAGAAGTCCTGTATTCTTTATTTTTTTATGTTTAAAAATTTTTGACATTGTATGTTAATTATTTACTATAAATATACAATTATGAATCTAACATTTCATTTAAAGTCTTCTTTCCAAAACTATCTTCCAATTGACGTAATAATTTTGCTCTACTCAGATTCTCAGCCTTTGACGAAAATCCTGTATCTGACATAACTCTTTGATATCCTAATGGATCTCTACCATTTGATTTATCTCTATCAGTTCCAAATTTTTTACCTGATTTTGGTCTGCCTCCCAATTCTCCAAACTCACCACCATCGTCAACAGGTTCTTTAGCAACATGCATTTGAGCTATGGCGTGTGGAGTACCTTTAACTTCTCCTGTCTGTTTAGGATCATTACCTTCATTGGCTATCTGCTCCATTCTCCAAGCATTTGCTTGATCCTTTAGTAATAATTCCTCTTCCGCTACCCATTCATCTCTACTTAAATTTAATACATTTTCATATATATATTTTCTTGATACTAATTTAGATTCTTTCATTGCACTTGCTAATGTAATCTTCTCATTTAGTATTTCTACTCTTTGTCTTTCATAAACTATAGATGGATTATTTAAACTTAGTTCAAAATCAATTAATGAAGAGTCTGTATAACCTTGTAAGAATAAATGAATAACAGCTATTTTATGTAATTCAGATTCAAAAATACTTTGAATTCTTTCAATAGTTCTTGCAAATCTTACATCTTCTGCTGCTAATACAGCTTTACCCTCTAAATTTTCATCGTATCCTAAGAATGCTCTTGGTATTTTAAGAGCAGCCATCATTTTCTGTTTGATATAATCTACATCTTCGATGAATCCATCATTACTCATTCCATCCAATGTCTCTATTTCTGTCTGATTGTCACCGCCTCTTACAGGAATATAAACATCTTCCAACATATTTTGTAAGTTGAATTTCAAATTATACTGTCCTGTTTTCTCATCTATATATGGAGTTTTCTTAGTGTCATCCATAATTTTCTGCATATATTGGTCTATCTCATTTGGAGATAAATTTCCAACTGCAATCTTATATACTCTCCTTTGAGGAGCTCTCATAATTCTATGAATCATCATAGCATCCTCCATTAAAGATAATCTTTTAAATTCCTTTCTTGCAGGTTCTAACATAGATCTTCCGTAAGGTAGGAAGTTGGTATCTGACAGTAATCTAAAATGGGCTATTTCATAATAATCATATTCATCTTTTAAAAATGGATTTCTATTCGTTACAGGCTCATATTTGAATTTTACATCATATGGATTATAATTAGCCATTTCTCCTTGTTGAAACTTATTTTGCATATCAGATGCCATTCCTGACTGTTGCGCTTCTAATCCCTCCAATCTCTGCACATCATATGATGACATAGGAATAACATTTACAACTCCTAACTCTTCATCTAAATCTAATGCTAAATAGAAATCTCCGTATTTACAAGCATTTCTAATCCAAGGCCATAAATTAAACTCTATATTTAGAATATCATAGAATAAATTATGTAATATTTGTTTTATCTTATCATTCTGTGATTTTATACTTAAAACAGAACCATCTGCTGACCTTATAGAAGATTCATCAGCATATATATCTAAAGCAGATGCTAATATAGGATCTTCATCCATAGATTCATAATCTCTATATAATTCTAATTTTGTAGCAAAAAAGTTGGTAGATGCATTTGGAATGTAATATCCATGTTGTTTATAGGTATGTACCCCTGTGTATCTTCCTCTATAAGCACTATCTCTTGTACCGACTGATTGCAATTTAGAAGTATCATATACTTTTATCCTATTCTTACCTGTTCTACGTACAACTACTTGAGTTGAGAATAGTTTTGCCAATCTTGACCTAAATGATCCTTCTGCCATATTTGTACTTTGTTTTATTATAAGTAGTTACAATAACCATTTTAATGAATCTGATTCTTTATTAGGTAATTCTTGAGTCCAACTTCTATTATTCTGATTATTACTTGAATAGAATGATTTCTTAAAATTATCTAATGTAGCTTTTTGAATCTCGATACCCTGATGTTTTAATTTCATAGCAGTGTCTCTTACCCAAAATGCCATTGCCCAACACATTGTTAAATCATCGTGATAACTTCTCTGTGCTTCAGCTCTGCCATTTTTCCATATAAAGGTATTAAATTCATCTAAGGATCTAACACTTCTACAGATGGGAGCTTTTTCTCTAAAATAGGTTTCTAACTTTGAAATCATTACAGGTCTTGTTTTGGTATTTATCGACACTCCGGGAGTCATCTTACTCCTATCCTGTAAATCATATGATCCTATTAAATGCTTAGATACATCTACATACGGATCATTCTTATAATGATAAAATAAATTAGAATAATTTCTATCCAAAGCAACCTGAACAGTATCCCATCCTACTCCATTATTATCAATAACCAATAATGCATTATTCCACTCAGATGCTATAGATACTAACATATTACCGAAATCTTTAGTTCCTATAGAACCTTTATACTCGGCTACTTGAGTTATAGTCTCAACATCCACAACAACAAATGCACTATCATCCTCCCCATCTCCACGAGCTACGTCAGCAGATACTATATACGATTTTTGATATGATGGATATTCCCATATCCAATAGTTAGCATCGAAACCCCTCTTTTCTAAAGGGTCTTGAGCATAGGTTGTTCTATACCATTCTATTATAGGCCCATCTATAACAGTGTGTCCTGATGTAATGAAATCACAATCATTCTCTTGTGCTGCCATCTTAGGGCCTAATAAGTTATCTTGCTCATCTCTCCAAGATTGATCTCTATCAGGATGTACATACCAAACTAATCGTATAGGAAAAAACTCTTTTCCTTGTTGTGCAAGAGTCCATTTTTTATGGAATAAATTACCCGTACCATTTGGAGATGATATTAGGATAGCTCCTCCTCCCGTAGATAGTGTTGATTGGGCTGCTGTCCATATAGAGTCTATAGTATCTATGTGAGCAGCTTCGTCTATTACTAACAATGATAATGCTTCAGAACGACCTGCATCCATTGATGCTGCCACTGCTTTTACCTGAGATCCATTCTTTAATCTTAAACTTAATTTGTTATCTTCTATAGATGATGCTTTTAACCAAGATGGTAAGTTATCATACATAACCCTAACCTTTGTTACGAGATTCTTCGCAACTTCTTGCTTTGTAGCAATAACTAAAACATTAAAATCAGAATTAAAAGTCATCTTATATAGGATGTATCCTGCTGTTAACGTAGATAATCCCAACTGTCTTCCTTTGTTTATTATAACAAATCTATTCTCTTCAAAATCAAATAAACATTGCTCTTGAAAGGAGAATAACTTAAAGTTAACTTTTCCTTTCTTAGGGTGTTGGATAACACAATATTTTTTCATGAAATGAACAGGGTCAGTAGAACATCTCTTATATTCCTCTGCTATAATGTCTTTTAATGTCTTCTTACCACTTAATTCTTCCATTTATTTTATATTTGAAATAATTTTAGAAGACGTATAAATAGTTCCTACACCTAAGAAAAACCAAACTATAGGTTTTTCAAAAAAAGGTTTTTTGATATTATTAAAATACTCTTGATAAACTTTTACATTTTGCTCCATAATTTTGAATTGATCATCACGTATTTTTAAATACCGATCATTAAATAATACTAAATCATTTAATTCTTTACTATTATTTTTATATTGTTCAATTAGTAAATTACTTAATTCATATTTCTTATGAAGAACATTTAACTCTTTCTCTAATGAATCTATATAAGTATAAATTCGTATTACTTGTTTTTCAGTAAATACAGTATCTGATTCTACTTGAGCACTTAAAAAATTAATTAGAAATAAAAATAGTATAGTCAGTGAATTTTTCATATTACAAATTTTTTAATTTTTTTGATATCTTCTTTAAGTCCTTTTCTAATGTTTTCTCTTCACCAACTATACTATCTCTATTGCTTTCTATTTCTTTTATTTTATCCTCTATAATTTTTATATTATCTTTTTTATTAGATATTTTATTATTTATATTTTTCTTTTCTTTTTCTAATTCATCATTTATTTTTTTAGCGTCTTCCAAAGAATTTTTAAATTTTGTATATCTATAATGTTCATATACTTTATAAATAATAAATAACAATAATAATACTGCTACTATATAATACAAATAATTTATGTATTGGTTCATTTGTTTAAAATCATTTACTGTCATTAATAAAATCTTCATAAGGTTGTAACATATCATTTTTTAATTTTTCAAAATCTGAATCTATTTTATCTAAATAATATTGCTTACTTTCAAAATTCCAAGTTTCTTTACTTCCATCTTCTTCTACATATGTTAAATTGTCTAAAGATGATTTTATCATTTCCTTTTCTTTTTCAGCATCTCTAAAAAATGAAACTAACGATTCATACTTTTTCCTTCTTTCGTAATTATCATAGGTTCCATCAATTTTCATATATGTTTCATATCTTGCTAAACAATCTAAGCACATACCATTCGATGCACAAGTTTGCTTATCATATCTTGTGTAACTTTTATTCTTCTTTTTAGAACAATCATCATAACATTTATCATAACTTTCTAACTCCTCTCTAAGATTAGATAAAGATTTTAAATGTTTTCTTCTTTTTATTCTATATCCATCTTTCTGTTCCCACTCTACTACTACGCTATTTGGTAGAACTTCTTCCCAAATTTCTCCAACCTTACGCAAATTACTATCCTTAGCTTTTTCATAGCCTACAATAGTTCTTGTTTGCATTCTGTGTTCTCCCGCTAAAAATTGTTTTACAGCTTTTATGTTTTGTAACTTAGACATAATTTATTCGTTTTTGGTTTTTAATTTATTTATAATAGCTCTCCTAATAGAAGGATCACTTATACTTGGTAATGAGGATAGCATCTGAATGTATGCATCT